AATCACCTGAAAACTTACCCCATATACGACCTAAACCTTCTTTAGAATAACCGATTAGATATTTTCTAACCCAATTCTGTGAAGGTTTATTTAAACTACCCCATGTTAATTCTTCCGTCATAACATCCGAAGGTAATTTAATAACATCTTTGTTTTTCTCTAAACAAGTATCTCTATCCATAGTTTCATAGTACCAATACCAAACGTTGTAGTTGTTTTTAGCAATAGAACCAAAGTCAAATTTACCACCTGGTACGTTATAAAGGTGTACCAATTTCTTACCTTCAGGACCCGCGGTAATCTTATAAGTTAAATCACCACCAATCATTCTACTCTTAAAGTTTCTATCTTGCATTCTTAATAATAGGTCAAAACCCGGTGTCATAAAATATGAACCAGCGGTCCCAACTTGAGCATATCCACCCACACCACCGAAACCAACACCACCAAGTGCACCAAAACCACCTAAAAATGGATCAACAATTGAGTCATTTAAAGTTGCACGTGTAAAGTATAATAACTCGTTAATTTCACGACCAGCAGGGATTTCATATACTTGTTGACCTTGTGAAACTGTAAAATAGTCCTTCTTTAATTCACTTGTTCCTCCAGCCTGTAAACCTACAATTTTGGAATATGAGTGAGTATATTGAGTTTCGTAATCTAAACTTCTTGTTGTGAAAGCTCTTGAAAGGGATTGTGTGTCTAAATCAAGTCCAGCCAATGCTGACCATTGAGACTCAATTAACCAATCACTAACGTATTGTTCGTATTCTGACAGAGATAACTCTAAAAAGGTATCCATTTGTTCCTGTGTAAGTTCAATTCCACGAACTGGCATCCCCAAAAGGTGAAAAACCTGCGTATATAATTTATCTCTTTCTTCCGGTGTAATAATAGTGGCCATAATTTGGTATATTCTAATAAATAGTGTAAATTTGAACTTATGATAGAAATTTATCCTTACAGTCCTTATAATTTAAGACACAATTATTTTCATAACCTTTTTCAGAATGATACATTTAAGTTATATTATATTAAAAAGTGTAATGAGGTCTTCAAAAGAAATGGTGAGAGACTTGGAATTTGGGGTTTCTGGTGGAGAGGAAATTATGGTATTTTAAATGAACAATCAATTTGGTGTTGGAGAAATACCGTTAATACACATCCTTATTGTACTTTAGATCTTTTTTATTTATATAAACATTTTAAAAATGAAACCTTAGATTACGATAATCCGACCACGTTATTTGAAAATATTGATAAGTTATTTGAATTTGTAGATGAGAACTTTGATTTATTTTTTACTATGAACATTGAAGAAAAATATTTTAAAAATTTTTGGCGTCGTTGTAATAAATCTTGGGGAAGAGGTCAGGTAACCACTATTGCAGTTATGTATAAAATAAGGGAACTTTTTCCTGACTGTAAAATACTTAAAATGGATTTTAGTATTATGAGAGGGGACGGTAACGATTTTAAAGGTATTGACATAATAATTGAAAATGATTGTGGTGAAATAATAACAATACAAGTTAAATCGGGAAAAATAATTCAAGAAAATGAAATAGGTTTTGTTGTTGAAAGTTCAGTTAATGATTTAAAATCAAAAGCTAAATATTATTGTTTTGTTGATTTTAAAGACAATAAAACAACAATAGTCACATTTCAAAATTTATTACAATATATAATAAGAGGAACTATAAATCATACTTTCCGTAAGGAAATATTACAACCAATAAAAATTAATGAACATATGGAAGTACCTGAAACTTTACATAAAATTACAGAATTTATCTATAACAAACCTGAATTAATAATTGAATTACAATATGTTAAAAGCGGTACCAATTTAATGGAAATTAAAGATGATGTCGTAATGATAACAATTGGTAATTTTTTAGATGAAAATTTATCAAATGAATTGTCTGAGTTTTTTATAAAATTACAAGAGACTTTTAAGTAGGTCTTTACTGAACGATTCGGAATATTCTCCGTCACCCATTACTTGGTCAATGACGTTCTTTTTCTTTTGTAATATATTATATATAATTTTCTCAACCGTATTCTCAAACACGGGATAATAAACTAACACACTATTCTGTTGTCCGTAACGATAAGCTCTATCCTCAGCTTGACTATGATGAGCAGGTACAAATGATAAGTCGTTCATAACAACAACTTCTCCCGCTGTTAATGTAATACCAACACCACCTGCAATAATATTAGAAATAAAAATCTTTATCTTATCTTCATTTTGAAATCTATCAACACTCTCTTGTTTCTTTTCTTTAGACATACTACCATTTAGTATTACAGAGTTCTTTTTGTATTTCTCATGTAACATATCTAATGACATTGTAAAGTTGGTGAATACGATTACTTTCTTTCCTTGGTCTAAACATTTGTCTATAATCTCACAAGTATATGGAATTTTTTCGTAAGCAATAAGTTGTCTAATTTTCATTAAACGATTTAATGTTACACTTAATGTTTCTTTATCTTTATTGTCGTTACTAATTCTTGTAAACTCTTCCAACTCCTCATCATACATTTTACTACTTAATTCTACAAAGACAGGTGTAACAATTTTTTCAGGTAAATCTAAAATATCAGTTTTCATTCTACGAAGAACATATGACTTAGTACGTTCACGTAATTCGTCTAAATTACTTGCCCCACTTGTGTTCCACACTTTTCTATTCCCAACCGTAAATTGATAACCTTTACAATAACGACGAACGTATGATTGCCAATTCAACGTTAAAGGTGAATCAACAATTTTTAATAAGTTAAAATAATTTATTGGTCTTGATGTCATTGGTGTTCCCGTTAATAACCAAACTCTTGGTATTGTTTCCAATACGTCATTTAATAAACGAGTTCTATTTGCTGTGGAGTTTGAAACATAATGTGCCTCATCTACAATTGCCAAATCAAACTTTTCATTTACCAATAATTTATAGTCATCACTATCTTCACTTTTTTCTGTGGTATGGTAATTCTTTAATATATCATAATTGATAATGTAGTAATCAAAAGTAGACCCCCATTTACGACCTTCAACTATTAAAACTTTTCTATCGGTGTAATTTTTAATCTCTCTATCCCAATTTATTTTAAGTGAAGCGGGACAAACAATCAAAACTTTCTTTGCACCACTTTCCATTGACGCAATAACCGCGGCCGTAGTTTTTCCTAGTCCCATATCGTCAGCCAATATAAACTTATTGTTCGCTAATAACTTCTCAATGGCAACCTTCTGGTGTTCCATAGGTGGACGATTATCATACGGACTATAATCAATCACACGATTTAACTTTTTTTCATCTTGAACAATCGCAGACTTTGGTAACCACATTGCACTCATTTGGTCACTATCTAAAACTTTACCCCATATGTGAAACGCTTTATCAGATTCACATAACAATTTTTCACACCAAATTTTTTCAGGGGGAACGGGTAATAACCTTTCTTCCATAATTTTTTCTCCAAATGTGGAAACCAAATTAATATATTTTCGTGCAACCTTTGGACTCAATTCGTAATATTTCATTACATATTCAGCTTGGGGTCTGGTTAACTTAAAATTTTTAACCTCATCTATCTTTCTTTTCCAATCCAATAATTGGTTATTGGAACCTTCGTAAGTTAATAATATAGTTCTCGCTTCAATCTCCGGAATTTTTATCTCCATATAATATATATAATATAACTAAATAGAATGAAAGATTAAACTATTTATAAGGATATGAATAATAAACTACCTATTACGAGAATGTCCAAATTCCTTTCTCAGGATGACTTTGATTTAAATATTCAAATGGGTCAGGAATACCTTCATGGTGATTTGGGGATAAAATTGGTGCTATATCGTGTAGATAAACAAAAAACAGAAAACGACGACGTTTACGCTGAAGTTGGGGTAGATGAAATTAAATATTTCCCACCAATTGAGTTTTACGCGTTGGTTAAAATAGAGGAACCAAAGAACAGTTCATATAAAGGTGGATTATTAAGATACAACGAACCTGGTAATATGACATTATCGGTTTATATAAAACATTTGGAAGAATTAAAGGTTGACATAAAATACGGAGATTTTATTGGATATCCCGAATCTGAAACAAGAACAAGATATTATAACGTTTCAAACGACGGAAAAGTAACATCAGATAATAAACATAATATGTTTGGTTACAAACCATATTATAGAAACATTGTATGTACTGCAGTACAAGACAATACATTTAGAGGAGTATAACATGGGAATACCTAAAAGAAAAACAAATATTGAAATCTACAAAGGTTCTGAACTCACTAAAAGGAGACAGGAACTTTTGGATAATATTACCAAATCAGATACGAATCTTCCCGATTCTATATTACACGATGATTTAGATAGGGGTATGTTAGATTATGTTACGAAAACATTTAAGGTTGTGACCGATGGTAAACAAATCCCAATTATAAATAAAATTCTAACAATACAAAGATGGGGAGAGTTTATGCAGAATTGGTCGTTTAGTGATGAAGACGGTAACATGCAACTTCCATTTATTGCAACCATTAGAAAACCTGACGTTCAATTTGGAACAAATCCGGCAGTTCAAAGAACAATACCCGATATATACCAAGTTTATTATGCGTCAGTTCCGAATTGGAATGGTTCACAATTAGGTGCGGATATTTACACAATTCCACAACCTATTCCTGTGGATATTACTTATGATGTAACAATTATATGTAATAAATTTAGAGATTTAAACAAGTTTAATAAAATCATATTACGTCACTTTGCGTCAAGACAAGATTACACAATGGTTAAAGGACATTATATTCCTATTGTTCTTGATAAGATTGAAGATAATAGTCCAATTGAAACGATTGACGGACGTAGATTTTACGTTCAGAATTATCAATTTACAATGTTAGGTTATTTGATAGATAGTGAGGAGTTCCAAGTTAAACCAGCTATTAATAGATTATTTACCATGTTTGAGTTTATAAAAGATAACCCCAAATTCGGCGTTAAAAAAGTTGTGAACTCTAATGAATTAATACAAACGGTAAATTTAGTTGGTGACGGACTTCAAAGTGTTTTTGATGTTGGTGAAAGTATTGGTACATTATTTGGAGTTTATATAAATGATGTATTACAAACAAAGAATGTAAATTATTTACATATCGCTTACACCTCAAAAATAGAATTTGTTTCTCCATATATCCCAACCGCTGGAAGTAAACTTACCATTGTTTATTATAAAAGTAAAAATAGTAGAATAGTTGGGACCTCAGGTAGAATCTTTAGTTTTGTGAGAGAAGAATTTCAATATACTGGAACCGAACCTTTGTTTAATGGTGACATTGATAGACCCATGTTTCACACAAATGAAATGATTGATAGTATTGTTACAGTTGAAATTAATGGATTGGCAGAATTAGAAGGTATTGGGTTTATTGTTGAAACAATTACCGACCCAATTACGGAAGACACTAATACTTACGTTATTTTATCAGATAAACCATCCATAAATTCAAATATATCAGTAGGATATTTGTATTAAAACATAATCTATGTACGAATTTATAAAAGATAATGTAGTTTCAAGTCAGAGTCAAAACATGCCAATCAATATAACAACGGTCAGTTTTGTTGCGGACGGAACACAAACTAATTTTAGTGTTGGAACTAATATCGGAACCTTATTTTCAGTTTCAATGAACGGTATTGGCCAAATAAGAGATTTAAGTTTTACGTTTATAAACTTTACAAGTACGATTACATTTATTGAATCCCCTATAAAGAACTCAATAATAACTGTACAATTTTATAAAGGAATTAATAGTGTAATTTTAGATAATAAGGGTAAATTATTACAATTTGAAAAAGAAGAGTTTATTTACTCTACATCAACGGTGTTTAACTTAAGTAATTACATCAATAGTTTAATAACAGTTGAAACCAATGGATTAGCTGAAGAAGAGTCAGTTGGGTTTGATATTACGGGAGACGATGAAATTACATATCTCTCCAATCCTAAAGTTGGGTCAAAAATTAGTATATCTTATCTATACTAATCGTCACCATAAATGTCTTTCTTTTTAGGTTTACAAAGTTCCTCAATGTGTTTTTCCAATACTTTATAAATTTTTAATCCATTTTTATCACAAAAATTTTTTAACATTTCGTGGTGTTTGTCACCTATTTTGACATTTTTTTGTTTGTTTTCCATATAAAAGATAATTAAAGATAAATAACTATCTTTTTAAGAAAAGTTCGGAAATCTTTGGTGAAAACAAAGATATTTATTAGATAAGTAATAAAAACAATTTAACCAAACAACAATCGATGGCAAATTCAAACAGAGTATTCGTTTCTCCAGGTGTTTATACATCAGAGAAGGATCTAACATTCGTAGCACAAAGTATAGGTGTTACAACATTGGGATTAGTAGGAGAAACCTTAAAGGGTCCAGCTAATGAACCAATATTAATTTCAAATTTTGACGAATTTAAAACATATTTCGGAAGTACATCACCTGAAAAAGATGGTAATGGTAATCCAAAATATGAATTAGGTTATGTCGCTAAATCTTATTTACAAGAGTCAAATCAATTATTTGTAACAAGAGTATTAGGTAAGACAGGTTATAAAGCAGGAAAAACATTTGGTATTAAAACCGTAGGTACAGATGCTGATATTGTAGTGGTGGCATTAAGATCAAGAGGACATTATACAGGTGAAACTTTAACTTTTGAAGTTACAGGAAATGCATCTTTTATTCTTAATGGTACAGGAATCACAGTTAATCCATTAACCGAGTTTGATATTAATGTTACTGGTGCAACAAGTGGGGCTAAAGTTTTCACATGTAGTTTAGATTCAACATCACCAAAGTACATAACTAAAGTTTTAGGTACAAGTCCATATGATAAAAATGGTACTGATGTTCCTTTATATGTTCATGAAGTATATCCGAATTTAACAAAAAATTTATATAACCAAGGGTCAATAAGCGGTTTAAGTTTAACTGAAGTGTATAGTGCTGAAGGTAACAACTTCGCAAATCCTTGGGATACACCAATGTCTCCTACAGTAGTTTCTGAAGTTCGAGGTGGTAAAGTTGACGATTTATTTGATGTTATTACAATTTCTGACGGAAACGCTGCAAATCAGGAAATTAAAATCACAATTCAAAATATCAACATAGAAACTGGTGAATTTGATATATTAGTTAGAGATTTTAATGATTCCGATGAAAACATGGTTGTTTTGGAAAAATTCTCAAGATGTTCAATGAATCCAGACGTTGCAGGATATGTTGCTAGAAAAATAGGTACATCAACTGGTGAGTATACTTTGAATTCTAAATACATTATGTTACTTATGGACTCTAACGCACCATCAAATGCATTTCCTGCGGGATTTAAAGGTTTTACAAATGCGACTTTATCAGGTTCAACAACATTAGGTAGTGTTCTTTATAAAACTAATTATTTTGATTCAGGTGAAACAATCTATGGTACAACAACAAGTAACGGTGACAAATATAGAAAAACATCTTTAGGTTTATCTTCAGATAGTAATTTTAGTTTTGACGCAGATTTATTCAAATATAAAGGTTCAGGAACATTGAATAGTACTGATGGATTTCACTTATCAACTAACGCATCTTCAATTACAGGTACAACATATCAAACAACGAGTTATGATTTGGAAGGTCAAACAGACGCCGCTAATAACAAATTAACCAATATTAATTACCGTAAATTTACATTTGCAGTATGTGGTGGTTTTGATGGTTGGGATATCTACAGACAAGTAAGAACATATGGTGATGGTTATATATTTGGAAAATTAACATATATTTCAGGTCTTACAACAAATGGTGGATTATTTGATACTGCATCAGGAAACTCGGATTACTACTCTTATTTAGAGGGTATTAACACATATTCAAATCCTGAAGCTATAGATATTAACGTATTCGCAACTCCAGGTATTAACTTCTACGACCATAGTTCATTAACAACTCAAGCAATTGACATGATTGAAACCGATAGAGCGGATTCAATTTATATTATCGGAGCCCCAAATG